TGGGAGACTATTAATATCGCTACGGATCACGGTATGGTCCCGGCACGAATTCAAGCAATTAAACTCGCGGCTGAGGTTGCAACCAAGAAGGCTCAGTTGCATAAATTAATGGGTGGCAATCAAGCCGATGCCCAGTATATTTCTAGAATGCAGAAGGCTGAGAATGTCAATCAGATTCTTTCTAAGGTGCTCAGGGATGTTATTTCCAAACATCCTCAGATTGCAGAAGAGGTGCGAAAAGAATTGGAAATTGCTTTTGAAATTATGGATGAAGGAAACTAGCTATAAAGAGACGGACAGTCGCTTACATAAAGTTTCTGTAAAGAGACGGAAAACTTCCCACATAAAGGTGTAAAATGATTATATTCCACAATTTAATTACGCAACATTACACGGCTGTAAACTTACATATGTGGTGTATAATAGTATAGCGAATTATGTCAGATTTTATTGGGCTAAATCTAGAATTTAATGACTTTGATCGTCTTTTGCGTCAAGATGATCTTATCGAGACACCTGTAGATATTCAGACATTTGTGCAAGATAAAAATTTTTTAGGATTGCCCCCGCTTTCTGATATTCAATTAGAAATCGTCAGACATTCTACCCAGATTTACAAAGAACGCACACTAATTTCTATGTATGGAGAAGAAAAAGGTAAAGAGTGGTATAAAAAGTATACCGACAATGAAGTTATATGCATGTTGGGGAAAGGCTCTGGTAAAGACCATTGTGCCAGAATTTCTATGGCATACACAGCCTATCTATTACACTGCCTCAGGGATCCATTAAACTATTTTGGTAAAGCTAACGGTGTTTATATTGACTTGTTAAACCTGGCCGTCAACGCACAGCAAGCTCAAAGAGTTTTCTTTGAGCCTTTCAAGAACCTTTTACTTGGCTCACCTTTCTTTAATGAAGTCGGGTTTGAGCCTAGGGTTTCAGAAATCTTTTTCTTTTCAAGACCTGTTAGATGTTTCTCTGGTCACTCTGAAAGTGAAGGTTGGGAAGGTTATGAAGTGATGACAATAGTATTGGATGAAATTGCAGCCTTTAAAACAGACGCTGAATTGAAGGGTGAAACAAGAGCTAAAGGATCTGCTTCAGCGATCTATAACATGAGTAAATTATCTGTTATGTCGCGTTTTCCAGAAGTTGGTAAAGTAATTCTTCTTTCATTCCCCCGGTATAAGGGAGACTTTATTGAACAGCGTTTCTATGGGGCTAGGGAAAAGAAAGAGCCAAAGACTTGGTTCATAAAAGCTGCTACATGGGAAGTAAAACCAACGATTAAGAGAGAGCAATTGGAATCTGAATATATTAGAAATCCGGTTGAGGCAGCAGCAAGATTTGAATGTAATCCGCCAAATATGGAAGACGCTTACTTTAGAGATCCAGATCTTGTTAGGAAAGCTTTTAGTTATGGCGAAGATCCGGTAAATGAAGATGGTACATTTAAAAATTGGTTTAATGGAACAGATCAGCATATTAGATTTATCCATGTTGACTTGGCGCTTAAACGAGATAGAGCTGCATTAGCATTAGTGCATTCTCCTGGTCTAAGAGATGTGAAAACATTAAACGGCGTGGAAAAGCTTCCAGTTGTAAATGTTGATTTGGTTTACTCTTGGGAGGCCGGCAATAATGAAGAAATTAATTTCTCGAGCATTAGGCAGATGATTATTGATTTGTGCAGGAAGTTTGATGTAGCAAAAGTTACATTTGACAGATGGCAATCTATTGAAATGATACAAAGCCTCAGATCAATGTCAATCAATGCAGATTTTCACAGCGTAAAGAAAACAGATTATGACACACTCACTTCTGCTATTTATGATGGCAGATTGCGTGGCTATTGGAATGAATTATTAGTTGAAGAAGAACTTCTAAAATTGCGTCTGTTTTCAAATAATAAAATAGATCACCCATCAAAGGGATCAAAAGACTTAGCAGATGCTATTGCTGGGTCTGTATTTAGTTGTATTGAAAATATTTCTGTAAGTAGCGAGATTGAGATTGAGCTATTGAAGCCTGATAAATGGTATGAAATAAATGAAGAAATGCCTGAATTTGGCACTGTGTCGGTATATAATGGTGGAACAGGAAAGTTTGAACCGGGCTTTGGAGAAAAGAAATCAGAGGCAAACAAATGGCTGGAAACATTATAGAAAACACTAGCGCCACCGCTGACGAAATTGCATCAGTCCTCTCTTCAGAATTGCAGAAGGCTGTTGTGCAACTGATTGCGCTAAGAATTGAGAACGATAAGCTCAAACAGCGGATCAGACAACTAACTGAGAATCGCAACGAGTTTTAAAGAAATTTTTAAAAAAAATGCGTTTTGCCCCTAGTTCGGTCTAGGCGTGTGCTACTGTTCTATTGCTGGCGGTTTCTCAACGAGAGATCACCAGTATTAAACATCAACAACAACAAGAATACGGAGAAAAAATATGGCAATCAAAATGAATAAGGTTGAGAGTTTCCCTGAAATTACCAGAGCAGGGAGACAGTCTGAGGATTTGCAGGCAATTGTTAATGCTTTGCATGAATCAGTTAATACTGGACAAAAGTTTAGCCTTAGCGTTGAGCCAGGTAATCCCTATAACTCAATGCAGCAGAGAATTCGTGCACAGGCTAAAAAGTTTGGCTACAAGATTATCATTCGTTATGATTCGGCTACGAAGACTCTTTTCTTCAAGGCTAATCGTGGTGGTAATGCTTCGGCTCAAACCGGCGATGTTAAGGTTAAGACTAGCACTGCCGTAAAGTCCAAGTAATTAATCACTAAAAAAATAAAAAGATTTTTTTGAGTGGGGCGAAAGCCCCACTTTTTTTTGCTATAATGAATATATGTTGACAACTGAAAAGCAAAATATTGAGATTACTCCCGATCAAATAAAAAATTGGGTTCCAATGTTTGCGCTTCCCTGTTACAATAGGGAATTGACTGAACCTTTTATGATGTCTTTAGTTCAGGCCGTTATGTATTTTAAACAAATTGGAATGCGTTTTGGCATTAGTACTGTTAGCGATTCATTAATTAATCGAGCCCGGAATAACCTGGTCGCTAAGTTTATGGCGAATGAACAGTTTACGCATTTGATATTTATTGATGTTGATCTTAAGTTTAGTCATAATGATATTCTTAAGTTGCTTTGGCACGATAAAGATGTTATTACTGGTGCTTATCCTATTAAGGATATTAATTGGGAAAAAGTTCATAAGATGGTAGGAGACGGTATTCCTTCAGATAAACTTGCAGAAAAGGCTACGAGATTCGTTGTAAATCCAGTAAAAACTGGGGAAAATAAAATTGAAACAGATAATGGTGCTATCTCTGTCTATGATGCTGGCACAGGATTTATGATGATTAAAAGAGAAGTGTTTACTAAGATGTTTGAACGCTATCCAGAATTAAAGTTTAATGATGATACCGGCAGTATTAAAGGTAATGAAAGAGATTACACCTATGCACTCTTTAATTCTTATGTTGATGATGACAAAAGATTTTTATCTGAAGATTACGGATTCTGCCGCTATTGGCAAAAGATGGGTGGCAAGGTTTGGGTCGATCCAGCAATTGAGCTCGAGCATTTAGGTAGCTTTGTATATAAGGGAAGTATGATTGAGTACCTTATGGATATTTCTAAAAACAGTTCTAAAAACTGATTTTCCATAAAGCACATGGGATGCTTTATAAAATATACTAAAATTTGCTAAAATATTGGCTAAACGCCAACGGTAATATTACTTACCTGTAATCTTACACAAGACTGACCTTGTTTAATTATCTAATGTTTTGCGGCCGGATCCTGGCTAAAACAAAATGTTATTGCCGGGATTTGCCGATCATTTGTTTCAGCCATTCTTCGCACCTAACCCCCGATCCAAAAGAAATCTCAGAAATCTATTTTTTGAGGTTTTTTTCGACACGTTCCCCTGATAGTCTGGTGATACAAATGCGAAGCCTTTATCCACTCAATAGTTCACAATTTGTGTATGCTATTGTCTTTGGTATTGTCTCGTGTTTGTATCAGATAAAAAATCACATCAAGGAAGGGGTTAGGTAATGGATTTGTCTATTTTTGACGGTAGAGTTGGGTTATCTATTCGGGATAAGAAAACAGATTATGGCAAGGTTCTAAGATTTGTTGCCGTTGAGAATGACGGTAAAACAAATGTTTATGCTGTTCTTTCGTCTTTGACTGAGAGTGGCAAAAACAAAGCCATTACGCTCAAGTTTTTGTCTGAGTTATTGGCAGCGCAAAAGTTATTTTTACGCCGACGAGATAACGGTAAGTTTATTCTTATTGCTTATCCTGACGGTCACAAATACGCTAAGCGTGTGTTTTCAGGTAAGCGTGTAAATACCTATTCTATTTTAGGTGTTGGCTCAATTACCAATAATGCTCAAATTGACGGTGAAACAATCAACATTACGCATTTCGTTTCGTCAAACGAAAGCACCAAAGTTCGTATCAAAGATATTAAAGAAGGCAAATGATAATGAAAAAC